GTAAGAAAGTTCTCGATAGATGCAATACTTAAAGCGATTGAAGACTTATTTTATGATTGTCGTTTTTTCCCTGATGCTTCTCTTATCGCCGAAAAAATTAAGAAAAATTGCAAGATTGGAGATTCTAAAGCAATTGCAACGCAAGAAGCAAATGTAATAATCCAAACAATTCACGACTGCGGCTTTGACACTTCTCAAATTGCTAGAGAGCTAGGGGTAGAGATTTTCGGAGCAATTGGCGGAATTATTACTATTAAATCTTATGGAATGGGAGAGATTCCAATAGGCACGTTTAGGGCGCAACTCAGAGACGCAATAGAGCCGCTTGTTGCAAAGAAAGGAGCAGAGGAAAGACTAGCAAGCAATAACGCAATATCAAATAATTTAACTAACCAAATAGAAAACTAGAGGAATTTAAGAGATGAATAAATTAACAAGAAACCTATTGATAGCACTCTATATATTTACTGCTTACCTGTTCTTTACTTGCGAAACAAGAGCCGACGAGATCGAGTCTAACGAAATAAATATCTATGAATTTTGTATCAAAAAAGATTTTATTAATGTCAGATATTGCCTAGCATATCTTCAGGATTGCATCTACGATGAAGGTATTATAAACACAAACTGGTGTGTTGAAGACTATAAATTATATACAAAATAATTAACTACCTAGGAGGTAAAAAAATGAAAAAACTTTTATTATTAATTCTAATTTCTGCCCTATTTTTCTCTTGCTCTTCAAAAAAACCTGAGAAGATCCCACGAGTAACAGTACAAGAAATTGTGATACAAGAAATTGAGCCAAGGGAAATTCCTGCTCCTGTTCTTATCGAAGAAGTAGAATTGTGGGCTACATATTATTTCATGCCGTCGTTTACTCAAGATAAAAATGGTGTTGAGCTTAGAGATATTAATAATAAACCACTAGGAGTAAAACTTTCGATAAGTGACTATTGCTCTATTAGCATGGAAGGTACTGGCTTCATTGATGGAAAGACTTACAACTATTCTGGAACAACTAGAAAGCATAAAGTTAAGTGCAAGCATCGAGCAAGCGGATACGTTAAGTTTTATGTGACAAAGCATCCCTATGGCGTAGGTAATAAAAACAACCCACTAATTCCTTTTGTAAGTATTGCTTGTGATCAATCACGTTTTAAATTCGGTCAAAAATTCTTTATTCCTTCAGCAGTAGGAACATTGCTTCCGAGTGGAAAAAAACATGATGGAAATTTCATATGCGGAGATGTCGGCGGATTAATAAAAGGAAATCACATTGACGTTTTTATTGGTGGGGCCACAAAAAACCCTTTTAAATTTGTGACATCATCGAAAAATAAAACATTTAAAGCTTTTCTTGATGATAGCGCATTATAAATACTTTACTTTTTTGATTGTGTTAGTTTAGAATAACGCAACATTAATTTTTAAAGGAGAAAAAAGAGTGAAGAGATTATCAATCCAAATTACAGACGATCAACACAAAGCTTTATTGGCCAAGGTTGCAGACAAGAATCTAGAGACTATTGCCGAATTTATTCGTCAATCAATTACAAACTTTAATCCTAAGAAAATGAAAAAAGTGGTTAAAAAAGTAGTTGCAAAGAAGGTTGCCAAGAAAAAAGTTTCAAAAAAAGCTATCAAGAAAGCAGTTAAAAAGGTTTTTAAGAAATCTAAGAAAGTTTCAAAAAAGAAATAATTAGATTTAAAAAAGAGCAAAGAGGGGGTACGTCAATTGCGAACCCCTTTTTTTTGGAGTAAAAAATGAATAATAAAAAACTCTCCCTTACAATTCACGCAACTGTTTCATCAAAAGCAAAACTCGGACAGCCTAAAATTATCAAAGACAAAGATCCATCAACTGGGAAAATGTTCTATAGAAAAGTTACTACTTTTGATCAAGAATCTACTGTTGACCTAGAGTTTCCTATATGGCCTCTTGCTGTTAAATATATTCCTGAAGCAATAACAAGTCTTAGGGGTCAGATTGCTAAAGTGGTAATTGAGCAACTTGAAAGAGCTAGAAAGAATATTGAAGTTGAGGTTCTCGTTGAGCCTATTGTTTACGAGAAGCTTGATAAGCATTACATGGCCACTGAGGTAGATAAAAAGTATGGCTTTGCGTTCAAGTACCCTATAGAGCACAAAGAGCACGAATTAGAGGCTTTTTTTGTTTCTTATACAGTTCCGTTTATAGGAAATCATTTAAAAAGCGAAATAACAATACATGACGGAATCAACTTAATCGCTCCAAGCATAATTAAGGAGCTAACAAAAAAAGGCGCTGTATCATGAGTAAAGATAGTAAAAAAGAAAAAATTAATCCAGAAAAACTTATACCCCATTTTTTCGATGGCTTTTATAAGTTTGAAATTTCTGAAGAGAAAAAAACTGCATGTGAAAGGCTTGCTCCTGAAATTATTAAAATTAATGAAATTGAAGGAAAAGACTGCAATTTTGTTAATGGTCTTGCTTATGGATATGACTCAAGAAATAAAGAAATAGTTCAAGTGCTTAAGGAAATGATACATATTTATCATTTAGATTTTGAGCAAACTGGTAATGAAGAGTCAAAAGGTAAAGTTTCTCTTGCCAAATATCTTTTAAGTAAAATAGAATAAATTATAACGATTTTTCTTGTTAGTATGTTACGTCAGTTAAAGAAAGCTGCCTTATGAAGAGGTGGCTTTTTTTATATCTAAATTCAGTAATAAATACCTTTAGGATAAACAAATTCGCTATAGCAATGAACTCCTGATTTAACCAAAAAATCATGGTGCTCAATATCAATTTTCTCAAGTTTATATTTCAAGCATTTTCTTCCAGATTTAAATAATGCTCTTTTTCTTTTTATGCAAATATTGGTTTTTCGACAAAGCCCTACTGAATCCTGACATATGAAATATCTTTTTTTTCCTATTTCACAAATAAAATGGAGGTGATCAAGAGTAGATCTAAGTTCATTAGTCCTTAAATCATACTTAACTAGCCCTGAATCATCAGTATTGGTTAAGAAATATTTATGATCTGGGTGAAATGTCATTATCTGGGTCTTAAATGCCCCTCTAAGGTATTTTGATGGCAATAGGTCATATTGTGAGGACGAACAACTTAGAAGGCTAATTAGAGCTATTAGAGCTATTAACATCTTGAGATAATATGAGTCTGAGTTTTGTTTCTGCAAATTTCTGCATAATAAGTATTTCATTGCATACCTTCTCTAATTCTTGGATATAAATTTCTAACTTTGCCTGATTTCTTTCTGAAGGATTAAGCCTTTTATAATCAGTGATCAATCCCTCATATTTCAGTCTTAACTTTTCAAGCTTTTCAAGATCTTTTAACTCGCTTGGACTAGTTCTTGCCAAGATCTGGCTAGCTAGTCCAATTCCTGAAGTTATAAGCTTTAAGCTGGATATTGTTAATAATCCCATAAACCCCCCTTTTTTATTTTAATTCAAAGTGGGGATAGTCTTTTAAGCTCCATTTCCCACCATTAATTATTTCAATATTCATTTTTCTTGCTACTTCCTTGACTCGATCAACAAAATTTTCAAATTCCGTTATATTTTTAAAATCGACAGGATATGGAACAACATCTACGGCAAGGCTCGGAATTACATTATGTTTAGAGTCTGGATATTGCTTTTTAGATAATCCCAACTGGAAGAGCTCTTCCTGGTCTTTCCTGCTCCTAATTGAGCAAATAACACTGCAATCATATGTTTTTATTACGTTATTGAAAAGGCGCTGTAGATCTTTGTGAGCAAGATTCAATTTAGACTTAGAAATTTTGCTAAAATATGGCATTACTTTACCTTGATTTTATCAACTGTTTTTAATCTTAAAATGATGTTAGTTATTGCTATTCCAGCTAAATACTTTCTAATGTCTTCAGACAAAAAGGGGGCGAACATTGCCGACCCCAATAATGAAAAATTAAATAAAAGTGTTTTTGATTTATACCACTTTTTCATTTTTAATCTTCGAGTGATTTAATTCTTTTAGATAGATTAACCCATGACATAATTGCTAAATAAGTCTTTTCGACAGAATCAAGGGCTTGCTCAATAACTAATTCAAGAGAATCATTATCAATATCAAATTTCTTCTTGAAAATAGAAGCTAGCTCTTTGCTTTCGTCTGTATCAACATCTTTCAATTGAATTAAGAACTTATCGAAATCCACCCCTTCAAGTGCTGCAACCTCGTCAATAAGTCTCATTAGCGACCCGTAATTGCCTTTAACGATCTCACCACTTACGTTTGCAAGCTCAGCGACAAGGTTAACCATTGGCTTTACGTCATCAATCCCAGTACTCTCATTTGATGTAAATTCCTCTGGTGCAGTTTCCATAGTTTCATTTTGATCATTCATTTTTTGCTCCTTAGATTAATAATAACTTTTATGAATTTAGATAATAGCTACTATATCCCGATTAGGGAAGCGCAAGCATTATTTAGTTCAGGATCTTGTTTTTTGTCTAATGCGTTAATCTTTATTGCAATTTTGCACAATAGCCTAGCCTCAACTTTCCTCTGGGCTTCAAGAGATGAAACTCTTCCCTTCAACTCTCTCGAAGTTATGACTGTTGAAAAGATGGCGGCAATTATTGCAACTACCGCCCATTTTGATACATGTAAAAAAAGATCCTTGCTCATTACTTACTCAGCAAGATACAAGTGTTTTTCTGGAAATCATCCGTCAAGTCATCACAATTAATACTATCGAAATAATTCCTAGATTTTTTCTTCTTTACTTCCCTCCGCTTATCCTTCTCTTTTTTCTGAGATTTCAACAATAATCTTTCGTCTTTTTTTGACTGATTGAGTTTAAGAATTTTGTTTCCAGTCAAAACCTGTTCGTAATGAAGAAATTTAGAACAGTAAATCTGTTCAAGATCAAGATTTAAAATCATTGTCTCGTCTGGATCTTCGCACTCATCAATCTGATTTCCTGAATCAAAAAGAGTTTGGCAATACTCTCCGCAATCATTAATCTGATTTTTTGAATAAACAGCTTCACCATTTTTGTATTCTGGTGTTAGATCGAAATCCGAATAAGACTTTCCAACTGGAAAAGCATAGCAAACCTCATTTTTTGCCATGCAATCTTTTTGCTTTAAAAACATTGTTTTCCCATCTGCCGTATAATTTACATTTTTAGCAAATAAAGAAAAATTGAGAAAAATTGAGAAAATTAAAATTAAGTTTTTCATAGTTTATTACCTCTCTCCATAGCACATGATTTGACAATTTTGGTAGTGTGCGGCCCCACTATCGCTAGAACCTAGAATCCTTAATGTTGTTGAGTTTAAAGCTGTGACGGAACATCGTCCATTGTAGCTTTCATCTCCTGAAGAGCTTAAACATGTAGGAGTATCTTTAAATATTCCAGACTGAAGGTTGACTTGAATATCAGCCGTTCCGTTTATGGCTATAGAGCTAGCCCATGATGAGCAGTCATTAGTTAGGAATGTAGGGCTTGCTATATTGGATATTGTGCATCCGTTTATTTTCACTCCACCTTTAACACTCGTATCAACCTGATTAAGAACGTAGGGCTTGTTTACGCCCTCTGAGACTAGTTCTATGGTGATATTAACATCTCTATCATTTGTGCCTGCAAATCTATCTGCAACTATTGTCGCGGCGCTAGCTGTGAACTCTGTATAAAGCTTAAATGTTGCTTTTCCTATAGATGCTATATTGAAAACATCACAAAGCCTTTGGCCTGATAGAGTAGCTACACTGTTTCCATTATATATAGAGAATGAACTATCACCAATGCTTATAATATTGTTTGTCAAATTTTCAAATAATCCAATTCTGCCAGATAAATCTGATCCACTTATAGCTTTTGAGCTTGAGTTTATGCATACCTTGTATTTTCCAACTACTGGTAATATTGCCTCTATTCCAATTTGCTCGTTACCTGTTGAACAAGTAAGTGCTCCCTGTGACCCATCACTACAGGTTATATTTGGAGAACCACTATTTACAATCATATCTATTGATGAATTATTCGGCACCGATTCGTGAACACCAGTTATATCAGATCCACCGATATTAGCACTAACAAAGAAACTCTGAGCATCTGGATACCAAGCAGCTTGTGAAGCGTCTGGAAATTCTGACTCGTTTATATTTATGCTATGGTATTCTGTATATGTTTCAAGTGTTCCGCCAGAATCTAGTATCAATGTTAATACATCATCTTTTTGAAATTCTCCAACACTGCCAATAAATACAAAAGATTCGTGTCTGCCAGAAACACTAGTCCCGCCAATTCTCTTGTAAAAGCTACCATTTACATGTAGGTCTGTGTTTCTGCCTGCCGAAGTAGTAAAAAACATTCTCCCAGATAATTCTATTATTGTATTTGATGACTGCACAGTGTAAGAATCTCCACTCCATGCGTTTGCTGGATCGCTTAATTCAGTGAATGGTAAGGGTGTAACACTAGCGGTTATTGTCTGCCCTGTACTTCCTGCGGCTTCAACACTTGCTAGAACTTTAGCATTTGGCGTAACAGTAACAAAGTTCTTATTGTTTCCAAGGTAATTATTATCTAAAACAATGTCACCAGAAGAGCCTTCAAAGCATATTTTCATCTCGTCTTTACATTCAAAAGTTAGAGGTGAGAAGCTTGTCCATTCTGTGCTTGATAAAAGATCTAGTTCGGCAAGTGAATTACTTGATCCGTCATAAACAACTACTTTCTGATCGGTTCCACCATTTTTATAATAAATCGAAGCCATACAACCAAAGCCAAGCGCATTAGGTTTAGTGGCCAAATCAGAACAGTAAGTCCCTGCTGCTGAATAAGTAACCTTTGCCGATTTATCATCAAAGCCAAGGTCTGCACCAGTTGTTACTTCTGCTACTGTAGCCCCACCTGTAACGCTCCATTGATCTGTTACGCCATCCTCAAAGCCCTCATTGCTTATTAGGATTATTCCAGCCGATCCACCACCACCACCTGAACCCATGGATTTAAAGAGAGTACCATCGTTTGTAAATTCAAGCTTTCCGCTTGTTGGGTTAGATCTTAGTTTTTGATTAGATCCATTATTAAAGAGTAGATCAATGCTTGAAGCTGTTCCGTCGCCAACTTGAAGTTTTTGAGCATCAAGTTTAAAGGTGTCAGTTTCAAAAGATAATGATTTGTTGTAACCATTAAAATTTAACTGCTTAACTCCTGAAGCTGCACCTGTTCCAACCGAAAGCTTGTCTCTGTCAAAACTCATAGACTTGTCAGAGCTTAAAATTTGCAACTTTGGATTATCACCACCAAAATTAAACTCAAATCCTTTATCGACCGATGCGCTAGTTCCAATTTTAAAATTATTGTTTGGAATTGACGCGCTCGACGCAATAAAGGAGGTAATTAAAAATAAAACAAAAATAATAAACTTCATACCTTCCCCTTTTTTATTCTTCTATACTATAAACATGAACAGTATTTGTGCCTTCGTCTGAAAAATTAGAATCACAATTTAAATATCTTATCCCTGTGATTTCTGCAAAATTACTACCATCTAAATGTACCCCAAAGTTACCACCTGATGAAAAATCTTTAAATCTTCCGTTTTTGATCTTGAAAAAGTCACCTTGAACGATTAGCCCTATTGCAGCCGATCCTTTAGTAAATGTAACATCTCGCTTAAAGTTAATTTCAATATTATCTTTTGTTACTGTTGGGATCTCGCCAGCTTCAATAGTATCACTTTCTAAAACTAATATCTTCCAACCATCTTGCGCAGCAATTAAAGCAGCTCCTAGAGTCTCGTAATTAGCTTGTGGGATAGATCCAACAACCGCATCATATTCGTATGACCCAACTGTACTATATTGTGTAGAGATAGGAAGGAGAGTTCTTAAATCGCTTATTGAGTCTTGATCAACTATTCCAAGAGCAGCACTTACTAAAACTTCAGTGATTTTTAAATAGCCTGCTGGAATATCGGGACAAACAGGTTCAACCGCAGCTTCACCTTCAACAACCAGTGTTTCAACTGACCATATTTTAGAAATAACAAAATTTCTATCTGAAACCTCTTGTGTAGTAATATCTTTGTATCGCCTCGATACTGTTTCACCATCAATTAAGCTGTATTTTACTGCAATAGCATCAATTCGATTATTTGCAGCATTTGGAGCATTAAAGTTTAATGTCTTATCTGCTCCTAAATACAATGGTTTATTATCTGGGTCATGTGAATCCGTTACTATGTTTTGAAAGCCAACCCCCGACTTAAGCAAAACGGAAGAATCATCCACAAAAATAACATTGAAAGAATCTTGGAAAAAAGCATCTGTCTTTCTTCCTAGCATTTCTCTAATGATATAATCAAACATTCCTCTTTCGACTCTTGAGGGAATTTTATCTAAATCGGCTTCTATTATTTCTTGACCTACTCCAAATTGCTGTCTTGATTCCATCCTAAATTCTCCTTATCTTCTCTCGATTAAACGATACTCAACACCTAAAGCTTTATTTTCATTTACTGCATTAACGATACTTCTAAAAAGTTCAATATCCGATTCATCGGCACCAGTTATATTTTCAGCATCACAAAATATATCAACATTACAGAAAGTTGATGGCTCGGGAATTTGCTGATCAACAATTATTGTAAAAAAATTATAAAGATATTCTTGAACAGGAATAATATTAACATTTAAAAAAGCTCCTGAATTACAAAAGTTTTCCGCTGAATAATGCTCTATTATCGTCGATTCTCCTGTTATAAGCATAGAATCAACTAGAGCTTTAATTGCTGGTAAGCTGCAAGAGTTTACTATCTCTCTTATTTTCGCCTTAAAAGACTCGTCTGTGTCAAACGATGTTCTTTCTTTATTTCTATCGGCACCATGAAGGTCAAGAAACTCTCCGCTTGAAGTAGTTATAAAAGTTTCTTTAATATGATTAGCAATTATTTCCTGAGATACAGATAAAACTTTTGCCATTCCTTGATAGTGAGCATATGCGTTTTTATTTTCCTGTAATACCCAAGATGGAATAAAACCAGATAATTTATTAAACCATTGCTCTTGAGTTAGCATTTATTCAATCTCCATATTTCCAGAAATTAACTTAGTATCTTCTACCCCTGCCACGTTTCCAGTAGGTTGACTAGTGGTGAAAGATGTTAAATCATCCGTTCCCCCTGCTCCCCATATTGATAAAATATACTCATTTGCTGTTGTTCTATTGAATCCATCTCCAATTTCTAAAAGGAGATCTACATAATTACCCATATCGTCAGTAATTCGAGTTGTGTCTTCAGATAGTTCTTCATAGTTAGGCCCTGCAGGATTTAAAGTTATGCTTGCTACCCAATTTAGAACAGTAGATAGCGCGCCTTCCACTGTTATTTTAACCCCTGCCGCTCTTACTGGTAATATTGCCGAATCTGCTTGCTCTAATAAAGATGGTGAAAAATTTCCGTCTGCATCTGCAACGTAAACAACTACGAAAGGAATTTTGTAAATATCACCAAATGGAACGCCACCATCATCAACATTTCTAACCTTTTGGAGAGTTGTAACGATAGATACATATGTAATATCGGGTGCAGCTTCAACGGCTCCCTTTATTGCTGCTTCCGTTGCGCCAGATAAAGACTGTAGGAGATTTGAAATTGTTTCTCTGTATTCCTCGTCAGTTTGTTTATCTTCTCCGCCTGCTGTTGCGTTTTCGTTAGTTACTGTAATAGATTCATCTGTTAAAGACGATTCTAAAACAGTTATTTTTCCTTCTTCTGTTTTTGTTTGAGATCCTTCTTCTACTGACTCAACCGCAACATTTAAAGTAAGTCCGACCATTGTTGTAGAAGATATAACTTTAAATCTTACCTCTTTCCCTGCTGCGTCTTTTTCTGTTTTAACTATGGTATCATCACCTATTAAAACATCTCCCTTATCATCATTAATTCTCGAAAATTTCACGCTAGTTGTTGATTTTGTTGCCTTTGGCCTAATGAATCTATCTCCATAATGATCTATAGCTAAATATTCTAAATCATCAGCTTCAGCACTACCGAAATAAGTTTTCAAAAACTCAGTTATCATTAATTCAGAGACTTCATTGAAGGAGGTACTCATTGCCCCTGTGTTTATATCTTGAAGAGATCCGTCATTAAAATCTATAATATCGGAACCTCTAGCAATGACTTCCGCTTTATATATTTCGTAAATCTCTCTAGGAGTTAATATTTTCGTGCTCATTTAAACCTCTAAATCCAGATCAGTAGATCCGTAGCCTTTGATTAAAATTTTTGTGCTTATATAAAATATACCATTATCAAATCTAATTGAAACTTTTTCAACATCTTCAATATCTATATCATCCATGAATTGCTTTTTAATATCTAGGGCTATTTCTGTTTGAGTTGATAAGGTTGGCACTGCGTTTTTATATTTATAAATTCCTACCCCGAAATCTGGACGATGAACTATTTCACCTTTTTGAGTTATTAGCCTGTGATAAAGTCTTTGTTTAACATTCTCAATACCACTAATTGTTACATAATCACCACTAGACGTAGGTTGATAATCTTCATTGTGGAGGAAATCTCTTTTGTAAGAGTCTTGTATTTTACTCATTACGCTATTTCTCCTTGTCCAGAAACTGCTCCACCAGAATTTGCAAAACTTCCTGCATTAACATCGACTGTTTCGAGAAGTATTCTATTTACAGCATTTGCGAAAACATTAGCAAATCTCTCCGCCTGTGCTGGATCATCAATGGAAGAAAATTCATTTTCAAGCTCTTCTAAATAAATTGCTTTTGATGTTGCTATAGTTAATGGCATTAAAACCTCTTTTAATCAGTATAAGACAATTCTGACAATATTTCACCATTATCAATTGGAGAACTCTTCAACTGGTCAATATCTGCCTTAGAAGTTTGGTCATCTACTGCCTTATCTGTTGGAGTTGTTTTAATTCCTAAATTACCAATATGGGTATGTTGAGAGCTATTATCAAATTTTGTTGAAATTATCGTGAGCAAATCACTGGCAAAACTTTTAAAAATCTGCCCAAAAACGAGGTTTTCGGTAGGTTCTGCATCACTTTCGGACAAATTTATCCTATTTTTTGATGATAACCATAGTTTTTTGGTGATTAGTGACTCTAAAACAGTATCGCCAGTTATGGCTTGTTTTGGAATTTTATCACTATTCGAGTAAAGACTTTTTAAAATTACTGCCTTTTGATCCTCGTCAGTGAAAGCTATTAATACTAAATCATCTTTATTGGGTAAGGTTATGGATCTACCACCCACTGAATCTGACCCAATTTCTGCTATAATATGATATGAATCAGGTAAAGTTAAGCACTCGGCTCTTAAATGAGTAAGATCATCGGCAATATGAACTCTTTCAATTAATGCTAAAGAAATCTTAAAGCTATCATCTATCATCATCTCTCTTAGTTCTTGTAATACATCTGACATTATAAACCTAAGCCCTTATTGTCTAATTCGATAAAGTTTATAAATTTTATATCCATAGAGAAACCTGAATCTTGATCAATTCTGAAATTAACCGATTTGGTGTAAAAAGTATAAGAGGCCCGATTTAAAGACTCTGCAAGAGCAGACGATACTTTGGAAGAAAAGCCTTGAAGTCTTAAATATTTCTTTCTCTCTTGCATACTTGAAATAGTTCTAATCTTTTCCAAGTCTGAAATATCAATAAAAATTTGGATAGCTGTTCCATTTCTTATAGTGCTGAAATTAACAGGTTCCGACTCTCTGCTAGAAAATGGTGTATAAGATCCTTCTTTATCTTTCAAGTAAGGAGTCTCGGGGATCTCCATTTCTTTAGTTTCTAAACTTCCTTCAATTTGTTGCCTTGATAGCTCTTCGTAAATTGACTCTCCTATCTCAATAAGTTTCTCTTTACTGAAAACATCCGCGATATTATGAGTGAGGTATGGAGCTGGTTTTTGAGGATCAATTTTTTTCCCTTTACTGTCCAGCTGCGGAATTGTTACTTCTATCCCTCCGCCGAGATCCTCGCGACCTGAGTCCTTTGGTATTTTTGCTTCATACAATTTCTTATCTTTTAAGTTCATGGATCTAACAAGAATATTGAAGCCTTTGTGCCTTCCTAGTTCTCTTTCAAGTGAAAGTTTGCTTAAGTTTTTACCATAGATAAAGTTTTTAACTTTCTGCTTTTTAAATAAGTTTCTAGGTTTGTTTATTACTAATTTATCTCTGTCCACATAACAAATTAATCCAGCACGATCTATTATATCTTGTATCATATCCCAGAATGACGAATTTCTCTTAGGATTAACAAGTGAGGAAGTGGTAGAAAGGTCTGAGCCTAACTTTGACAATATGGGTAAGTCCTCATCGAGTAAATTTATGACTTCCATGCTCTTAGTTGAATCTTGCTGCTTAACAAGATTTTCTATAACGATATTTACAGGAACAGTTAACGCAACTGGTTTACCTAAATACTTAGCATCAGTAAATAAAGAGGTAAGATCTCTACCCTCTATTGATACAGTTCTTGACGTTTCATTGAACTCTATAGCTTCTTTATCGGCGTAACCAACGAAAAGATTATTATCTTCTGAAGGAATTAATAAATTTAAACTATTTCCCCTTCCTGAAAATATAGATTTTCTATCTTCCATGTAAATAGAAACTTTGCATTGTCTTATACACCTTGGATCAAAGGGAAATGACTTGTAATCAATCTCGGCTTTAAATGAATCAGCTTCTTTATAATCATTGATTTCAACTGATAAGTTTCTAGCTAAGATTTGTAATTGTGAAACTTCGTTAAGTTCTTTATTATCAAAGTTTCCGAAATCTTCCCATATAACATCAAGAATAATTGCGCCTTGCGGATAATATATGCTAATTTCTACCTCTCATCTTAATAATTAACCAAGCTCAGGAATATCTAAAACAGTACCAGTCTCAAGCTGTGTAGTATAAAGATCATTGTAATCATAGATCTTTTTCCATTGTGCAGAATCATTGTAATATTTAATCGCTATGCTTTGAAGAGTATCATCGGTAACAACCATGTGACTATCAAGCGGATTCTCTGCCAATATATTTTTAAATCTACCTTCGAATTTATTTAAGAGAGAATACATTGAAGCCGATCCTGAAACTTGACCAGCAGTATATTTTCCCATGTCATAACGTGACGTAAGGCTAGAGTAATCAAGATCATTAAAACTAAAATTACTTACAAAGCTAACATATTGAGCAATCTTGTTTTTTGTATGCCTTATTAAACTTATTGCCCTGTTTATAGTTTTCTTTATATCTCCGATAGCTTTAATAATTCCATCGACAAAAGAAGTTAATGCATTTATTGCGCCAGCTATTGCACCAATTAAAGAATTAAAAAGTCTTAATATACTAAAAGGGATACCATCGGGATAATCTAATCCAAGCTTTAAAAACTTATCTGCTTCAGCTATTAAAGCCTCGTTTATATCAAATGGAACAAGTCTATCTTTTTCAAGAAACTTAGCATTTTGTGGGGCAGTAAACCCACTTACTGAAAGCTTTATTTCGTATTCGATCTCGGTAGTTCTGAAAACTCTAAAATCAACCTCTTCTATAAATCCATATCTTTCCCACTCTCCCATTACGAAACGGCAAAGATTTCCTCTTATCCGAATAGAGTCTATTAGCTTCTGGATCTCCATAGAAACGCCATGGCCACCAATTGGGAACCTCTTATCCTTCAGCTTACCCTTTATGATTGAATCGCTCTCTTGAGGCCCTAAGATATGCATAACAGGCTCTGTGTAGCCAGAATAGAACTCCTTAACAATTCTTTGCTTGCCACCGAAAGGAAGGCTATCATGTGGCAACTGATTCCCTCTTAAGTAAACTTCTTTTTTTGGCCCTTCAAGTTCTTGAATTAAAAAATATTCAAAATCTTTTTCCCCATAACTAAATGGTATTAGAAGATCAGCAGTTAGTTTGTTTATAAAAGTTGTTGCTTGGCTTACTGATGATTTAGTGCTGTCCAATAAAGACATAAGAACCCCTTATCTATCGAGAGAAAGCGGCTCTTTTAATACCGCCAGCTTTACGACTTTTTGAATTTTTGCTAAGTTTTGAAAGCTGCTCTTTAACAGTAAAAGCTATTCTGTCAGGCTGCACTTCATGCTTAATGTTAAACTCTTGATTAACTTGACCTATGTTAACATTACTTTGCGTTACCTCTTTATCTTTATCACCCTTTTTTGTCTCAAGGTATGGTCTGGAATATTTATCATAACCCTCAATCATTTTACTCATTATGCTATCAATTCCGTATCCCTCAAAAGGGTTAGACTCTCCGCCAGCAACAAGGTTCTTAATATAATCTATAGGCCCTTGCTCTGCTATCCCTGCTATCATCTTCATAAGAGGGGAGAAGGCTTCTACTAGGCCATGAACAAAACCCATGATACCACCTAAAAATTGTCTTACACCGCTTGACGCTAGCTCTAAAGCACTAACTAATATATCAAGTATGCTTATAAAACCTTCAGTTTGAGATCCAGCAGGAATAAAAAGCAAAAATAATTCAGAAAGGCTTTCTATAACAACTTCTATAGGTCTAAATATTTCCTCAAGCGCGGCGGCACCTCTTCCTATAAGTTCTACAAATTTATCTGAGTTTTTAACCATTGTATAAAAATTTGCTATATCTGCCTTGGCAAAAGCTCTTGATATAGCTTGAAAATAAATTGTTAATCCAGCAAAAACACCACTAAGGTTTAATATTGTGCTAACTAGTCCACCAGCACCAACAATAAAAGTCCCTATTGCGCCAGAAGCTTTCACTAGGAAAGTTATAAAAGTCCCTAGTATTGGTATTGATGTTATGAAGCTACCTATTCCAGCTAGAATAGTACTACCTCCAAGAAACGCAAGTCCTTGCCCTAAATGAGTTAGCATAAGACCGAGAGACGCAATTCCAGCAGCACTAGCAATATCACCAGCTAGGTTTTTAAGTTGCATTAGTTTTATTAAAAATTTCTCTGGTGCTTTAACTATTGGCTCAATTAAATTTGCAATAGTTTGAACTATATTACCACCTTGCTTTTGAACTAAATCAATTATTTGGCTTAGATACCTTGAAACTGTTGGCAATATAACATCACCCAAAGGCTTCAATATGCTACCAAATCCAAAGAATAGATCTTTTGCTTTCTGAAATAATGCTGACATTGTATTGGTAGACCCTGCTAATTCATCAGCATTTTTTGTAAATCTATCCATTGCTTTATTTAAAGCGGCTATTGCGTTAATTTTGTCTGACTCAAAGAACTTATTCCATGCCTTAGCTGTTCTTAAAACATTCCCTTCAGTATCTTCAATTCCAACTTCTTTAAAAAGTCTCTGACCTAGCATACCTTGTTGTGTTGCGTGTCCAGTTACAATATTAACGAATTGATTCATTTGTTGGCTAGGATCTAGTCCCATTGAACGAGAAGCTTTCAAATAGTTTGCAGATAATTCTCTTGAGGTTCCGAAATTTGTTCCTGTAAGGCCAAGTGGCGCAGTAAGACCACCTATTATTTCTGTAGTTTGAAGCAATACCTTTGCTGGTATAGCAAACTCTCTTGAGTCCTTAACAATATCAGCAATAATATTTTTTGAAGCTAACATTCTATCGTTGAAAGTGGTAATACTTCCTGAAAACATATCGAGATTTGATGCCATGATATTAGAAAAAGATAACTGAGCTTTATTAAACTGATCTGAAGCAGTAATTGCCGATCCGATTATTCCAATAATGCCGCCACCTAAACCAGTGAAAGAAGCGGCAAAGTTAAGACCAAAGTTTTGAGCTTGATATAAGAGATCATCAATTCCACTTGATAACTTTCCTATCTGCCCTTGGATACCGCCAATTTCAGCACTTGCCAATCCTGCATCGAAGGCAAATTCTGTAACAATTTTAAAACCTTCGATTAGTGCCGTCATTCTATTGCGTTCTCCCTGTTTATTAATTCCTGAAGTGACTCTAAGTAATCTTCAAACTCTTCTGGTGGCATATCCCTGATCTCTTCACGGCTGATACTGGTATACCTCTGAGCAAAAACGACCTTACTTAAATACCCTTTTAAAGGGTTACGATCTCCTCCGTCACTTTCACTTCGTTTCCCAAGCCAGCCATCTTCTGAACTACTGCCGCGGCTTTTGTTTTCTCTACCAGATTAAACATATCATCCAAAGGCTTTCTGACATCGGTGTCACCATCAACTGAAATAAGTAATTCTTTTAGAAGGTTGTCTTGCATTTTGAACATGTAAAGATTTTTGTCTTCTGATCCGTTCATTTGTTGACCAGTTATCCGCATTGCGTTTTCAATATCTTCATTAACTGGATTTCTAGCAATAATAACTTTTTTACCAATAGTTATTTTTACCGCTGTTTTTGCTTCACTCATAAATTGCCCCTTTTTGAGTTATGGGAGAGGCTCTTTATCTCTCCCATTGGTTAAAGTTTGGTTAAATTTTCTTTTTGAAAGCTGACTGGAAATCAATTCTCTTAGTCATTTTCTGATTTCCTTGAGCTGTCTTACTCATTTTCAACTGAACATCTAAATGGAGATATGTGGCTGATCTTCCATCACTGTAGTTTTCAGTTTCAAGAAGCGCAACGTCGTCAATTCCTACGCCATTGTAGTTTTGAGTAGTAATAGCTTCCATCAAATCGTCAAGCTCTGGCCCCTTAACTTCAAGATCAAAAGATCCAGAATGTCCGTTAAAAGTCTGATCACCTTCAGGAATTGGATTTCCTACATAAGTAGACCGACTGAAATCAGAATCTTGATTAATAGATACATTTGTAATCGTGTCAATAACGACTTTTTTACCAGCTCTGAAAAACTCAATTCCATACTGATGTGATTTTATACTAGGTGTTGACATTTTCTTACCTCCGAAAAGAATTAATATTTAACTAAGCTTCTACTACTGTACCAGTCCCAACTTCAATCTTAAGAACGATCCAACGCATACTTGAATAGATTCTCTGCTTGTAAAGAATATAGTTGAAACCTTGGCCAATAGAAATATCATCGTTAAGGCTTTCAATATCAACGATCTTTGCAAGTCCTCCCTCTACTTCTGAATCTTTAGGAAGAACATTATTTTTCTCTAAATTATTTTCAATGAAGTTATACATTCCACCTTGAATAGCTTTTCTATTCTTAAGACTGTTCACATCGTTTTGATAATTTCTAATCAATGTATAGTGTGACTCAATCAAGAAATCTGACATTCTTCTTCTTAAGATCATAACTTTTTCACTGTTAGCAACTTGCGTAACAATTCCAGACTTAATATTAAAACCAATGTTTTTCACAAACTCGAAAGAAGAAACACCAGCAGTATTAAGATTTATAAAATCATTTCTTGAAAGTTTATTTTTAATATCTGAAACACCATATAAATATTTAGCATTTCCTGCATATGCTGGATCAATATGTGGGCCAATATTTGAAACTATGGAAGCGTAGAAACTTGCTGGCGACATAAATCTTTTAGCACCTCTAATCGTAGTCTCTAGCCAATTAAACGCATAAATTAATCTTCCTTCTGTATCTCGAAGAGTTTCAACCGCTGCAATAGCTTCGGCAACTGTTTCGGCTTCTGAGCCTCCAAGAATTGCCATTTTATCTTGAGTTGTTGCCATTGATGCTTTTAAATATCCATTTCTTAACACTGTATAAACATCAAGAAAAACAACATTCCCAGCACCTTCTGACTCAGTTAATTTAATAGCTGTTTCATAATCAGTATCAACCGCCGTTCCGTTAGATCCTGCCGCAAGAGCTGTGAAAGCTGCATCTTCTGGCTCTGTATCGGCTGCAACATCTAAAGCAACAGTAACAAGCTTAGAAGTTAAAAAAGCTTCTGCAACATCTGCTAGCTCGACATCGTCATAAATTTCTTGAGGGAAACGAGAAACATTGTCAGAATCATCTAACTTAACAGTATATTTTTTACCTGTAGTAGTTCCATCTTCAATCTTAACTTGAATACTATTCCCCATTACTCCTTTATATTTTCCTGTGAAAACAATTGTGTCTTTTGGGTCAACATCTTGAAAAGTTTTAGTTGCTGCAACCGAATCAGCAACCAAGGCCCTAACAACCTTTAGAGAAGAATATGACTTATTTCTAAGTGCATCCATACCGCTTATAGCAGTATCCATATAGATCCTTTGAATTTCTGAAAGTCTTGCAAAATCTTTGGATAATTCGTTTGTAGGCCCCCAGCTAAATAAGCCAACTATAATTGCCGTTCCAACTCCAACACTTTGAACTTGTGGTGCTGGTGCTGTCTCATCTGCAACCATGCCATCAACTTGATTGTACTCTAAGGGATTGTTTGTTTTGAAAACCATTTGTTATTCTCCTATGTTAGCGTTTACTGAAATATCGTGTTGAATAGAAGTCTCTATCATTTTTGAAACCTCTACTTCTCGAATCTCATCAAAATGGCAAGATATAACAACTCTCATTCTATATTCTGATCGCTGAGACTCCGCTTCTCCAATAATATAATTATATCTTAAAATGTCATACCTTGCTAGTGTTCCAAAATATCCGAGAAGTTCAAGCTCTAATCCTTTCGGATTATCAATATTTTGCCCCTGAGACTTGCTGAGAGCGTTTTTAAGGTCTAGGAAAGACGACCCTAGCCTAGACTTGGAAGTCTCCCAAATATCGGCATTTATAGATAGTTCTATTGATCCAGTGTTATATCTTGCTAAGACATTAACTTCGTCGTCATCAATATCTATAGTTTCTCTCAATCTTGGATCATGGTTTATTATCTCCGTATCTCCTGACTGAAATAGTGAAATACTCGGAAATTTCAACTCTTCGTCGGGCTTTGGCCAACCATGCTTAATACTAAAATCAGCAAGCTCAACTTGAAGATATTTCTTAAGAGAATATAAAGCTGTAAAGTCTTCTGATAATTTAAGCTCTGTCATTGCATGGCCTCTATATCTATTTTTATCTGATCAATAATTTTAGGTATTGCTTTTTCCATAACACCTTTAGGTTGCATACCTAGCTCACTAATTTTCTTTTGAGTACCTTTAGCAAGGCCCCAGACATCACTAGAATACTCTGGCGGCTGGGAAGGATCTTGTAAAACTCTTTTGGCCCATGCAAGCAAGGGACCGATTGGAGGTGTAAAAGGCCTAGCTCCATATTCAATTATAGAAGCATGAGGGGCATAGTTTCCTAACAACATACTTGTTTCTGTCTGTACTAAATCCCATGACTGAGAAAATAAACCTGTATCAACAGGAGAGTTTTTAATAATATTTGGAAATTCTTTAATGATGGCATTTGCTACAATGCCTCTTTGAGCCTCTTGAATATCTCTTGCAGCTATTCCTAGCTCTGATGCTAATTGACTAAGTTTTATAGTCTTAATCGGCAAAGTAAACCTCTTGGCTTATATGTTTTCTTACTTGAACATTCCACCACATAACTTTTTCAGTAACAGAAATAACAGTATAGAGATCACTATTTATATAATAATATTTCTCTACATTATCGCCTTGGATCTCTGTTTTCGTGCAATCAATATCTTCTCTTGAATAATTGTTTTTAGAGATCTGCTTAAGAACTAAATCACCCTGCTTTATTGAGCCACCTTCTCTAGTTCTTAAACTATGAGAGTAATCAACAATTTTAGGAGTAGGAAAAATTTGTACTTTAGTATCAATAATCATTCCCTCTTCTCCGAATCCTTCTAGTTCTGGATCTGCAACGGCTCTAGTTCTAGTAACAATATAAACATTGTGGATTTGAAGCCCTAGATCATCTCTAACCTGTAGAGCGCAATCAATAGCATCAGCAATAGAGTCTTTTAAATCACAACTCATTAGAACCTCACCTTAACAACACTACTCCCTAGTCGCTTGCTAATATATCTAATGTTTGTAACCTCTGATAGTTCCATAAGAAGCCGCTTAAATTCTCTCTTAAGATTTGAAGCAACTTTATCAGGATTTAAAACTATATCTCCAACTTGCTTAGTCCCCATTGTGCATTGAGATTTTTTTAGTTGCGCTTCAAGTTCTTTAATATCAACAACTATTTTTCTTACAAAAGCCTCAAAATCTTCTGGGAAATTAACAAGCCTACTATTCACTAAAGAGTTATATTCCAGTGAATCGGGATCAATCACTTTAGCTGGATAACCTAAGTAGTATAAAACCTCTGCCTTTTCTGTGTCAGTGAAAGCCATTATTTACGACCTTTTCTATTTTTCATTGATTTAGTTTCATTAATCTGATCATTAAGAGAATTTATCTCTTCAGACTTTTTATTATTTAATAACTCAAGCTCTTGAACTCGATCATCAAGAATTTTCATTGTGTTAGATTTATTTACGATTAACTCTTCTTTTTCTTTCAAGGTGTTATTTAACTTAACAAGCTCTTCTCTTAATTTGATAGAGACAACTAGAAGCTCTTCGCTTTTTTCTTTAAGACTGATTGAAGTTTTGGAATCTTCCTTAAGAGACTTTCTTTCTTCTTTTCTCTTTTTTACAATTTCCTTTCCTGTTTTGGTAAGTATTCTTTTTTTTGGATTTAACATTACTGCCCCTTGCGCTCTTTTAGAAAAAGGACGTAGGAAAGAGCAAACCTACGCCCCTATCGCTAATTAGACGCTTCCTTGTGTCCTCTTAGCTATTAGTTTCCTACTATTTCAATATCAGCATGAAGAGAGGCATTTGTTAAAGCTCCTGTCCCTGCAACTGTAAGTGAAACACTTAAAACTTCGCCTTTTTCAAGCTCGATACCTTTTGTTTTAGAGGTATCAATGTCAACCATTGTACATTCTAAAGGCTCTCTTGCGTCAAGTCCCAGCTTAGTATCTGCCTTACTCCCTACAACTTCCGCACCATCAACCAATGGGATGACTTCAACGTAGTTATCTGCGTGAGCACCAACTAACGTAATATCAATCATTGAAAGATTGCGTACAATCATTTTCTTTTGAGCATGAATAAAGCCAACTTCTTTCGTGGCTGCTACTGCTCCAACGCTAAGAACCGCATGGCTTCGGTTATTTGAATTAAACATTTTTACCTCTTTGTTTAAAATTCACGATAAAAGAGGGGATCACTCCCCCCTCGGTTTACTTTAGTGACTTACTAAAGAGTTACGGTAGTTGTTACCGCTGCCGCAGTTTTATACTCCGCAGACTTCTTCTTATGGAAAGACTTAACAGCGTACCACTGAGTAGCAACCATAACCTCAGATCTTGCTAGAATATCCTTATCCATTTCAAAATCCATTTCCTCGGCTGGCATATATCCATATGATCTAGCTTTATGGATCATTGCTTGATAAGCATCCTTGCCGTCAATATCAGCCACTTTCTTAACACTATCAGCAACAACAATTACCAGACCTTGATTAACTCTTCCCTTGAATCCGTTAACGAAATAGAAAGGATCATTAGCATCTGCCTTGATAAATCCTGTCGTAGCATCGGTAACATAATCATGGTACTGATAAGAGTGCATGAAACAGATTTCTGCATCATCCGCCTTATCTCCAAAAGCCTTAACCTGACCACTCATGAGAGTCTTAACGCTCATTGTGTTAGCCGCAGCCGTTGCAAGATAACCTTGATCGAAGTTACCAGCTTCGTTTGTCTCAGTATTGAGATTATTATCTAGCTTCTCAGCTAGAACTCTAGCAACCTGTTGTCTCATCTCTCGAAAGATCCTATCTCTCTTAGCCGATGACTTACGAATTGCTTTTTTCTTAATTCCAACAGCTTTACCAAACTCTTTAACGGCAGCAGTAAAGTTACCATCTGTGAGCTTATCAACTGTTAAAGACTCTTCCTCTTCTGGCTCTTCAGCATCCCCAATATTATTAAAGTATGGAAAGTTTACTGTCTCCCCACCTTCAGCAAGATCATAAGGGATATACTCTTCCTCTGGTACATATGCGAAAGCACCATACACTAATTTTTGATCGAAATAGCCCTCGATATGGTCTTGCCAAATCTTAGGCTCAAAAGTTAAATCTACGCTTGATGTAGTCACTTTCTAACTCCTTGAAAGTTGTTAATAAAAAAATTTGTCTATCTGTATAGACGTTTTACCTTTGCTTCACTGTGCAGACGATCATAAGTAGCTCGGTCATTCTTGAAAAGAAGGTTCTTATCACTGTCCGAGGTTTTTACAAACTCTTCTGCGCTCATCTTAGAGAAGTCTTTTTTCTTGCCTTCTCCTTCACCTGTAGGCTTCTTGCCTCCTTCATCTCCTTCAAGATCGGTGCTTCCTGCGCCTTTCCCAGCCCCTTTAACCTCTTGAACTATTGCACTCATAACCTCGGCTGGAAGTTCTTCCTCTTCACCTACGCTTTGAAGTGCTTCATTCAAACGGAATTTAAAGAAGCTTATTTTATCTTTCGGTATCTCGTTTTCGTACGCCATTTCTACGATAGCATTATGAAATTGAGATTCTTCTAGCCTCTCAGTTAATCCCGAAACCTGTTCGTTAAGATCAACCTCTTCATTTTGCTCGATACCAAAAGCTTTTTTTAGTCCGTTCTGTAAATTGTCGAGTCTATCGCCAACGTCCTTACCAGACTTTCTTCTTGATGCATTTTCTTTTCTTAAATCGCCTATTTCTTTCTTGGCCCAATCGGGAAGATCTTCAAAGTCATTGGCTCCCTTATCGTTAGGGTCTGGATCGCCTTTACCTTCGCCTTTGCCTTTACCTTCACCAGAGCCACCTTCGCCGTCAGATCCTTCTCCACCACCACCGCCAGCACCACCTTCGCCGCCGCCTTCTTCTTCCATTAACATATTACCGATACCGCCAAAGCGAATAAATCCACCCTCGCACTTCATTACTCGTGAAATATCCATAAAGAAAAAACTGAAAAACATAAATAACATTCTAATAAACATTTTCATAAAACCTTGCTCCTTTAATTAATTTTGCTCTTAATACTCATTATGCTCTATTTACTTGTCACTTTCAAGGTACTTATCTCGTACTGGTATCAAGATTGCCCTATCATTTGGACGATCTGGGGGATTCATAAATATTCTTATCTCGCCATTATATTTGAATTTAAAAGGCTTACTTATTTCAACAATAGGATTTTCCTCTGCTAGATCCTTGGAATCCTGTGCAGTTCTATTGTCCATTGGATGAATGAGCATTTTCTTAAGGTCAGGAATATGCTTATCTTTAATCTTTGTCATTCCGTCCATTTTTGAAACATTATAGATATTATGCATCTCAGTTCTTACTATTCTCTGAGCTTTCCACATGGATGATTTCATAGCATTTTCAACACCTAGGATAACTTGAGTATATGATTTTCCTTGTATTAATGCCTGAGTTAATTCTTGCTGAATATTACTTCTTAATGATTCATTGTAAGAAATTATTGATCCTTGAAATTGATTAACTAAATAAGTCCTTTTCTTTGTTGCTTTGAATATTGCATCAAGTGGGACTATCCCTGTTATCCCTGTAAAATCTCTCTCGAACTTATTTATCTCGGAAACCGAGTCTTCAATACCTTGCTCGAACGAGAAGAAAGAACTCTGATTTATATCATTTTTTAGATTTCTATTTAGAGCATCAATAAACAAAGAAAGTTGCTCTAATGTTACTTTTAGCCTTGCCTCAGTGAAAGTATTATCAGACACCATCAGGAGGCGGCTTTTCACTTGCTTAAAGGCTTCCGCATACTGAGCTAAGATAACTCTTGCCTGAGTATCTTCTAGCCCCAGAAGGCTCCTAGCGTGTCTTTCGATTATTGACTGATTTGGATTAAATACCACTTTTTACTCTCTTTTGTGAAATTAACTACTTAAAACAATTTCCCCTCTAAATCACCAGGAAGCGAGGGATCCGATTTCAAATAATAACAACTGTTTACATTAAAATATTAGCCAGTATTCGCCATTTTCTTTCTACCTTTAAGCCCTTGGCTATATTCTTTATGTGTCTCAAAATCATGATCCCAATTAACCTTTTTTCCATGTTTTGCACTCTGTTTTGAATGAAACGAGTGAAGTGCTTTAAATTTACTTTTTCCTTTTAGTCTATCCGCATGACCTTCGTGGAATGACATTCTCTTAGCGTGATATTCACTCTTCGCTTGACCAGTAAGATTCTTTTTCTTGGCCTTCTTAGGCTTCCTTATTCCACTCTTTGCCCCACCAGATCCCCCACTCTTCGCCTTGATAGGAATTACCTTCCCATTTTTACGAATAAACGTGATTTTATTACCTTTGCTATCTGTCTTATCATTAGGCATTTTATTGTCCTTAAATCTTAAACTTTTTCTTTAAATAATATTTACCAAGTTTTTTCACGAGAGAAGAATATTTCCTCCCTGACTTGAGAATATCTTTTTTAAACCCTCTCTTTAAACTTTCTCCATACCCAACTTTTCTATAAATATTTCTTGATAAAGAATGTGTTGTCCCGAAAGCTGCAACCCCTGCTATTTCTGATAGGTATTCTGTACCTATGTGCTTTTCAATACCTGAAGACTCAATCAGTTTATCAACTCCAAGCCCAACCGCAGCATGGGCAAAGCTATGGGAATATCCAAGAATTTTTCTTGCCGCAAAAGCTGACCTGTAAGCCTTAACTCTCTTTTTTATTGAAAAAGACTTACTAACTCTCTTTGTAGCTGACTCAAATAATGATAATTGTTTTGGATTAACCGAAGCCCTGCCGCCCATACCTAATATCTTGCCAGTTTTTGTTTTTCTCAGTCTGAACGATTTTAGATCTACATGACCGCTATTGGCTGCCATAATGTTTTGCGCTCCAATATTTGCGGCTTGTCTAATCTTTCTAGCTGCTAAAATAAGCTTACCAGAGGCATAAGATCCGCCTGTTGTTGTAGCAACTCCACCAGCGAGTAAAGAAGTTCCATGCGCAAGATCTCTTCTTTGTTTCTTTGTCCTGAATATGGGAATTATTCTTCCTCTTTTTCTTATAAACTTTATCGGTTTTTCATCATCCATTATAACGCCTTTAGGTGTCTCATTGACTTGATACCTTTTTTAGTTAATAAATTTACGCCCATCTTCCCAGCATATTCAAATCTCTTTCCAAATCTATAACCACCATATGCAAGAGCAAAAGCCGCTGTATGACCAAGTATACTTTTAGCCTGAGATCCGATGTTTAAAAATCTAGCCTTTTCATCGGCTGTACTTTTATCAATCTTTGTTACTGCGTTAGCCAACATTGCGGCAGCACCGAAAGCTATTCCAAACTTTCCAAGCTTTGCAATTCTATTAAGCTTGCTTGAGCCAACTTCTAAAGCCTTCTTGTGCAGCCTCCCTGCTCCGTATAGCCCTGCAAGATAACCAGCACCAGCACCACTAGCCTGTAATACTGAGGCTCTGTTTTTTGCTGACAAGATCTCTTTACCGACTGAAATTTCCTTACTGACAGCAATAGGGATTATTCGTCCCCTCTTTCTAATAAATCTTATGTTTTTATTTTTGGCCATTTTATGAACTCCTATCGTGCTGATCTCTGATAAAGAATAAATCTTTACCAAAAGGAGATCTCATTTGTAGCTCAGAACCTATTATTGCGGCACCAATTCCTAGAACAGAAGTAGCTATTCCAAATTTAGTCATATGCTTAACTGATCCAGCTAATGCTTTACTTGATATTTTAGAAATAAACTTAATCTTCTTATATCTTCCAGCAAATTGCTTTCCCTTGCTTGCAAACTTTGACTTAAGAATAGAGCTTTTGAGCTTCCTAGCATCCTTTGCGAACAACTTAGCAACTCTAGTTTTTCCAATTTTCTTTCCTGCCTTGCTTTTTATCAATCCTGTAGCAGTAACAACAAAACCAGTTGTAGCCATTCCTTCGCCAAGCCTGCTTATGTCTTGACCAACTCTTTTCTTATTAATGATAGGAATTACCCTTCCATGTTTTCGGATAAACCTAACATGAGGATTGGTAAATTGCCTTTCCTCTGGTATGCCTATATTGGCTCGTTTAAAACCCTGTATTGCCATAGATCCCCCTAAAACTTATCGACTATAATACCTTGGATCATTGCCCTCAGCATATCAATATCGCTTATGTCGTCGCTTACTTTCATTCTTAACTTATGCCCTTCTCTTAAGAAAAGAGGCTCACCAGCCTTTGAAATAGTCCATCTGATAGCTGATCCATCGGCATCATTACCTAACGATGATGAAGTTGTGTTAACATCAGAGCCAGCAAGTGAAACAAACTCTTCATTTGTTTTAATCCCTTCACCATCTGTAAAATCAATAAGCACATTATCGTTTTCATCTGATACGCAAAAAGTAACACCATTGGTTAATGGAGCAACACCGAAAAAAGTATCAATCTTGATATTTTGATTAAGCGCAAATAAATTAACTCTTGTTATCCAAGCATTTTTACCTTCAGGTACAATATACTCGAAAAAAACAGGGGTTACGCTCCCATTAATATTTATATCTTTAGAAAGTGCTGAGTTTCTAAGATACTTAAAGATAAACTCATCACCTGTAAAAGTTTTCTTACCTTTAAAGAACCCTAAACCTCTTGAAAAAATCCCCATATATCCCCCATTAAAATTTATCTACTAATATCCCTTTTATCATTGCTCCTAGAACGTCAATATCTGTCAGATCATCATTAATTATAAACTGAAATTTCCAACCTTCACGCATAAACATCGGCTCCCCTGCATTTTCTTTGAAATCATTGCTAAATAAAACAGCATCTTCTAAGCCACCAACTCTATCAATTACAGAAGAAATGCTTGCGCCATTATAAACAGCAAGCATAAGAGTATTAACCACGTTATGCTCTTCTGTGAAATCTTTTATTATATTGTCGTTTTCATCAACAACCATAGCTTGAACGCCAACCGCTAAGGCTGGTATACCAATAAAATTAGTCATTAAAATATCGTCATTAACGCCAGCAATCATGACTTTTTTTATCCATGCGTTTTTGCCTTGAGGAACAACCCATTCAAATATTTGTGGATCTTCTGAACCATCAACATTTAAAAATAGGTTATCACCATTTTTTAGGTTCGCTGAAATCCTTTCTTGTGGCTCAAAAGTTTTCTTAGTCTTGAAAAAATGTCTTGTTCTTGAAAATAAACCCACTAATATTCCTTTTGTTAGTCGTTAAGCCATCCCGAATCTATTAACTGTTGAGAGTGTTCTATTATTTCAGAGGAATTAATCATAACGCTATTCTGAACCGAACAAGAGGGGCACTCTAATTTCTCTTCGTCCGTTCCATCTTGTAAAACTGGAAACCATTTCTTTTTACACTCACAACAAAAAGCAACTCCTGTGTACCAGTTTTTTTTATTATCATTTAAGCTTAGAACTTTGCCCATGGCTAGAATCCCCAAGTATTAAACTGTTGTTGGGTATTAACTAATTGAAGCTCTTTCTCGATGTCCTCAATTGGCATATCTGGAATCATTACCTTAAGCCAACGCAATGCTGTTTCCCTTGAAACAATATTTCCACTTGTTAACTGCATAACATAAGAAATTGTTTGCTGTTTATCCATTGCAGTCATTGGAAAAATTGGAGGCCATGAAAAACTAATGTTTGCAGATACAGGCTGATACTGTGGAGGCATTACGAAACCTAGCGTATAACCTCTCTGATTAAGAATAACTAAAGTCATTAATATTTTAGAATAAAGATCTTGAAGCCCTGCCTTTACATAAGGTCTAAGCTCGTTAATCATATCAATCATTGGCCCATGTAAGACTTCCATGGCTTTTGCTGACTGAGCAGATCCCACGATCTTCTCTGGATCTAAAACGGCAACTCTAGCAATATCTAAGATATGTTTTTGAAGGTGTCTATCCCTGAACTCACCTGAAGACTGAACTCCACCATTGCTTGACTCAAGATGGCTTGCTTTGCCCTCTCTTCCCATCATCCAAGCATTGTGAGTTGATTTTACTAACTCTCCTACTTCATCCTCTGTCATGCCGTTAATGATTAGTTGTGGGTCTGTTCCATACTCGCTTGCGCCAGCGGCTTTTGTTAGACTATAGTTAAACTCATCAATGAAAGAGAGAAGAGCATCACTTACAAAAGTTTTGCCATCAGGAGAGTTTCTTTCAAATGATGTACGAAACCATGTGCCTTGTACGAAACCTAGATTATGGTCTGTTACTGTTTGAACTTCAAAAACTGGCTCTTTTGCTTTTTCATATTTTGGATTATTGTAGAGAATATCTTTCATCATCCCTAATTCAAGCTTGTACCACTTCTTTACAGGCTTACCATTGTGATCAGTTTCTTTATCATCTTCATAAATATATTTAATCTCAACTTTTTCAAGATCACCAGAACCACTAAACTCAGGATAGCAATATTTTGAATCGTATTGCTCAATCGTTGGCATACCATTAGAAATTCTTGTACGAATAAAACAGCTCCCCATGATAGGAAGTTTTAAAAGAGCTGACTGTATTTTTGCCTTAAGTAATATTTTGTTTTCGACAAGTTCACCAAAAAATTGAAAATCTGGATCATCTTCTATTTTAAAGTCTGGAAAAGTTTCTTGTCCAATTAATTTTGCTGAAATTCTATCGCATAGAACCTGTAAAAATGGATAGATAACTTTAGGCTGTGCAGATCTCGAAGAGGTTCCTGTGTCTCCGCCTTCCCAAGTTTCCCAACTCATTAAATTATCGTATTGAGTAGATTTGTAATATTTGTCAATATCGTTAAGGTTTTCTTTTCTGTATTTTTGAGGCTCGGCTATTCCCTCACTGATAGTTCCGAAGTTATTATCTGCTCTTGTTTTTGATCTTGATCTCTTTTTGAAGAGAGATAAGCTGATTTTACCATTGTTTATAAGTCCCATTAGCACCCCATAAGATTATATTACCATTTTAAGCTATTTACTTCTTTTTTGAAAGTTGGTTATCTGGCGCTTGCTTTTGCTCCAAAACCACCAGTTTTGTACTTCTTTTTTGCAACGCCCCATGTCATTTCAAGACAATCTGGCCCATCGTCATGCCCAGCGAATGGGAAGTCCCATAACATATCTAAAAACGTAGGAGATAAAGTATCTGCTAAGACAATATTACCATGAAATAACTTAGGTTCTAAAGTATAGATTCTTTCGTGCTTATTTTCAGTAAGGAGGATCTCACTAAACCTAATCCTTATCTCTTTATCCTCGAAATCCTCACCATCTTTCAAATTTTTTCTTATCTCATCATTGATTCTATTTCTCTCTCTTATGATGTTATCAGTTAAAAGCTCACGATAAAGGTTATATTCAACCCCAAAATCAACATATCTATGCTCTTGATGATGTTCAAATATAGCTTTTATATACTTGGAAGGTGCAACTCTTTTTGTATAATCCTTTGTTACAAACAGTCTTTGTGTTTTTTCATGCCACCAACCCGAAACAATACAAGTATAATCTGGCTTCTTTTTACCTGAAGGCTTATTTCTTCCCGATGCTGGATCAATCGCCCCTACTCTAGTCATATTCTCGAATGGTATAAACGCACCTGATTTTTTCATCCTTACGCCGCTATCTTCAATAGAGCACCATACGCAATCAGAAGGAGAGAAAGGCTTTTCGTCACTAGAAAGAGGATCGTTTTGCATTTCCTTCATAAAGGATCTATACCCAATCTCTATTATTTCCTCTTGTAATTTGTAATAAGGTTTTTCATCAGGCCAAAGGACTTTACAGCCCTTATCCATCTCTAGCTTGTTTTTGGTATAAAAAGCTTTTGCGTCGTCTTGCCGTCCATCATTATCAAGGTCACAATACAGCTTTTTCCATTCCTTCCATAGATCACTTCTGTCAGACCATTGTATAATTGCCTTATACTCTCTTGCGTCGTATCTTGGATTCTTGAGAAGAAATTTAAGTAATGACTTTTGATGTAAGACTGTTCCAACGAATCTGATATTGGTATAGTTAGCACCAATTTTAGAAATAACGTCAGTAAACCAGTTTTGCATTTTCTCTCTTTGCTCTTCACTCGCCGTATGTTCAGAGTGTTCAACATCATCATTAATAATCTTTGTCGGACGAAAGTTAATAAACCTTGCGCCTCTAATTTCGGTCCCTGATCCAACCGCTTGAAGGCGTATAGGCGTATCTTTGGAATAAGTGATAAAATCTTCCGTACCTGTATTTCTACCACGAAAAAAGGGGCCATAAACACTAATAAGAGCAGCATTATTTTCCAACTCCTGTTTAATATCCTTGAGCTTAGAAATTGCCTGCGGCTTGGTATTAGATACCACCACAATGTATCTTTCAAGTCGATAGCATATGTCGTGTACTGGTTTAATGACTGCTTCGATAGTTGATTTAGCGAAGCCACGAGGGGCGCAGCTTGCACTCCGTATACCACGCTCACCAAAAGTATAGCTAATGAAAGTATCCAAATGGAAGTCGTTAAACTCGCTCGTACAATAGTGCGCAAAATAATTAAGAGAGAATAGTTCAATATCTGTAGCACAGCGGTAGTAAAGTAAATCTTCTTTTTCTTGTTCGAGAAGTATAAAGTCGTCGCTTCCTCTATCGGTAATAAGTTCAAGCTCATCTTCAAGTCCTTCATATATTCCTAAAAATTCTTCTGCGGTAAGATCTCCGACAGTTGCTATTAGGTCTAATTCATCTTGCTTATAGTATTCATCTAATCGCATAGAGTTATTCTTTTATTTCTAATGCTAGACTATTTCTTAGATTTACAGAATCGTTAATTGATAGATTTTTATAATCATCAACATTTCTATTAAACTTTTCACTCATATATTTTTCAGCTCTTTCTATCCTGAGTTTTTGGCTTGCGTGAATATGAAGCTTGTCTTGAGCACCTTTAAATATGGTCATAACAATTTCCCCGTTTTTATCACTAATAACAATCCCTTCCCCTTTACTTCTCCGTAGGCTCAGCATCACTAACTCCTTTTAGTTTTGATAGTTTTTTAATTCTACTTAATATAGTTTTTCCGCTTCTTTCGGTGCGGTTTGTTTCTTCTGGGTTCAATGCGTCGGCTAGTTGAGAAAGTTTTTCTAGGGCTTCCATCTTCGCCTTCATATTCATTGTGAATTTTGTTCCATTTCTTCCATTCTCTAGCCCTATAGCACTTTTAACTTTCCTTCTCTCTCTCTTTGACATTTTAGCGAAATTCTTAGGAAGGTATAACTCGTGAATTTCTCCCTTATCATCTTCCTCCTTAACAACCTCGTAACAATCATCATAATTAGCAAAGGCAATATTTTTAAGCTCTTGCATTATTGCATCTTTGTTTATCTTTCCAGATCCGTCTTGAGTAGCTCTCCATTTTAGATACTTTTTACCTATTTCTGAATTGACTGATTTTTGAACATTGGTCTTTTTTATTTCTAATTCTGAGGCGACGAATTGCATACCTTCACAATTGTTGTCGTACCAAAGATCGAGAATTTTCAGCTGCTTTTTGGTAAGCCCCGAAAAAGTTGAAGGAGTGATAATATCATCAATATTCATTTTGTGATTTCCTAGCCTCGGATATAGCAATTAGCTCTCTTCGGTATTGCTCGCTTTCTTTCATGGCTATTCTTATTCCATCCGTAACTTGATCTTTTGGAGAGATAGCTCTTAATTTCTTACAATCATTTGGAGTTAAAGAAACCATTGTTGCTTTCGGAATATCATCTTTTTCTCTCTGTACTTTTTCCATAGTCTAAACCTCGTATACTAATCTATATATAATTTTACCAAATTCTCGCTTTTTCCTCAACTTATCATTGTAAGTGTTTGATTTCATTAAATAACCAAAGGTTGGGAATATACGATTATATATAATTTCAAGTAGTTACAACTGACTGATAACTTTTTTCCAATACTCATCAGAATAGATTATTTCTTTGCTGTATCCTGGGTCTTTCCTGTCTGATATTTGATCGCATTTTTTCTCTCCCCTGATTCTTAAACCGCTGAATTTACAGTAAAACTCAACGGATGCATCAGCTATTTTTAGGCTACAGTCTCCACAAGTCAGACTACTTTTCTTAGAAATATCCTTGAGAGTGAAAGATAAATTATGCTCTTTGATAACTTCAGGAATCCTTTCAAGCATTAATTTTTGAGTGATTTCTAACTGGTAAAATGTCTCATGGTTACTCTTTTCGATGAATTTCACATGGTACATATCTGGCGTATGTCTTAATCTTCTTACTTTTACAATACATTGCTTTTTCAAATCTTGCTCCTTGATGAAAATAAACTCTGCTAAAACCGAAAATTTCATAAATTTATACTACTAATTAGCTCATTAAAGTAATTTGTTATCTTGTTATTTCTTACAACTTCCCTAATTGCTCTCTTTAAAATTCCGTTTTCTTGCTTAATTATTGAAAATTGAGATCTTTTATCTATCAAGATTGGGTTACTTCTCTCGGTAATTTCAAAGAGGAAAACGAGTCTTTTAGTAATTTTGCAGGCAGATTTCCCAGAAGTCTTTACTAGTCCCATTTTTTTAAGCTCCGTAATCCTGTTTCTAACTGTTTCTGACCCATCATGAAGCCTATTGCATACCTTCTTAACTGTTAGGCCATTTATGGGGCCATAGTGGGCTATTATAGAATATATTTCCTTGTGACTCTCACTGATACTCTTGTTATTTAAAACTTTCGATATAGTTTCATGTCTCATTAAAGCCTCCTTGCTTTATTTAAATTTTAAAACATTATTAATTTTATACTATTACTAAAAATCATCTTTATGAAAATCATAGTAAGAAACAACATCTCTAAACCTCTTCTTTAATTCTTTTTCTTTCCTATAGGTGTCCATAAATTTTTCCCAAGTACACCACCAAGTTTTAGCACCATCTGTAATCTGAATACCACCATTTTTCAGTAATATTTCACCACTTTGATCTTTATACACTTCTCTTATCGTTCCCATTATTTTAATCCCTTGTATTTCTCTGAAGACTTCTTCTTTTCGTAGTAATTAACTTTTATTTCCTCATGCTTGGCAAAGGTTATTATCCTGTCTTTACCACAACACTTTTTAACTTTCTTTCCGCTTCCACAAACACATAGCTTATTTCTGAGCTGTGATTTTAGAAGAGGGTTAATATACATCTCAGTAAAACTTTTCTTTATTATTGGTTTATTGCATTTATTCTTGTTTATTTTCGGCTTACTGTCTGGGTCTGTTTCTCCGTCCCATAAGTAACCACTGCAATCAACATTACATCTATTCATTGTGCAGTTTTCAGTAGCCCTACATGGCTTCTTACAACTTCTTTCTCCCCAACTCATCTCTAACCTTCCCTTTTTTAAATTATTTTAAAATCTTCTCCACTTGTCCGATAACTCCCATCCTTTCACTTTTAAGTAGTTATAAAGTTTATATTTTTCTGCAAATCTTTTTAATCCGTTATTGTGTACTTCTTGATGATGAATTAAGCATAAAGGTATTAAGTTTTCGGTAACATCATTTCCACCACTTCCTTTAGTTTTTAAATGATGGGCGCATACCATGCTCATTACTCCGCAAACTATGCAGGGGTAAGTTCTGAAATTTTCTAATAACTTTTTGTCTACAATTCTTTTATTTTTCATCTTGGATCATTTATCTCATAATTTAAGTTTATAGCGCAAAAGCTAATCATGTAATCAATCATTCCAGCCATCACCCTTGAGTTAACATCTTCTGAATCGTCGGCAATTGATTTAACCTTAGAGATCTTGTCACCATTCATAAGAATAGTATCTTCAACATAACCATTTTGCTTTTTTACAAAATAAGCAACATCATCACTAGTGAATTTATACCCAACCTCGTCAAAGGCAACTACCATTTGATTAACAACAACCCAAAAAAACTTATGTTGTTGAGGGGTCTTATCTTTGCGATATTTCTTAACGATAAAATTAAGCTTCGGGAATCCTTTTCCGTTACCTTCTTGTTGAGTAGCGTACTTATGAATTTTGCTTATAAACTCGTTAAAATCGCTCATAGAAAGTATCTCGTATTTTTTCATTCTTCACTCTCCTCGATTAACCTCAAAACTTCTTTCTTTGCTATGGAGTTAAAAAGCGTCTGACATGGAGTCCTTTGATTTTCTAAACAATAAGACTCCATTAATTTAATTATCTTTTCACAAAAATTATCTGGTAACGTGGTTCGATATAATGTTGTATTGTAGCCTCTATACTTCACTAGTTAACCATTTCGTAAAATCGTCAAAAACTCTTTCAATGCAAGAATCTTGCTTTTCTGCAAAGAAAGTAAACGCATCGTTATATCTTTCTTTTAAAATTTCATAGTGTTGCTCGCAATTGAAAAGTTTTGACTCTAGCCTTTGAATATCTGATTTTTTTTCTTCTACCATTCGCATTAATACTAGTGAATTTTTATCTTCACTTTTCTTTTCGCATAAATAAAAATAGTGAGATTGTTTTGAATTAGCAACCTCCTTAAGATTATAGGTTATTTCAATCCTTCCAGTATTATCTTTTGAGTATTCTATGGCGTTAATTGTTTCTGGAAGATCTCCCTCTAATGAAATACCTACTTTTTCCGCCTTCCCGTTATATGGCCCATCTACAAAAAGAACCATCATGCTTGAATCGTTTGAAATTTTATTACCCATTACGCTCTCCATATTCTTTTTCTATTTCTTCTCTTGTTAGCATCTTTACCTTTACCTCGCATGAATGAGGTTTTCCGTCTTCAATGTTTAAGCACTTACCAAAATAAAAAGAGCAAATACCTTTTATTTCTTGAGGGTAATAAACCCTCTCGCCGCAATTAGTGCATATTGTTTCTTTGTAGTACTGAGAAGGTGATCTTGTTGCCATTTAATTACACCAAGTCTGTTTTGTTAATATCTCATATAATCTCTTAGGACCAACAAGCTCCATAGGCTCCCTGATCTCTACAATCTTCAATAGATCCAGCAAATAAGCCACAAGCTCGGAACAGAAAAAACCATTGTCTCCATTTCTAAAGATATTTCTCTTTGTGCCGAACATGTAGAAGAGAGCTATTCCTAATATCTGCATGTATCCGTAATTAGTTTGCTTGTACTGATTAAATAGAAATAGCAACGAATAATATTTATGATCACTAATCTCCAACTCGATAAATTTTACTGGTGAATTACTTTCTAGCCAAGCCTCGTACAACATCTCGTGAACTTCACCATGAGAAGACTCAAAAACCATTGTCTGCCCTGTTCGCTCGTCTGTATATCTAAAGCATACATGAGAGAAGGTAGAATTTTCTACCACTATGATAGCCTTAGATAGTGGCGCAAAACCTCTGCCTTTTGAAAATATAACTGTTATTCTTTTCATTCTTACCCCTTAATAAAGCAAACTCTTGCAATAAACATCTTCATTGTTAATTTGCTTTTCATGCTTTAAGTGTTCTGTTTTTTTAGGAAGAGAAAACATCTTACAAAAATTATCTTTATGAAAAATGTCTAGTCCACTTAATTCGCAATATCCGCATATTTGATTATTTTTAATTATCAAAATCTCAACTCCGCACGAAGTGACTAGTCCTGCTTTTAATTCTCTTTCATTTATTGGCATAAATTGTTCCCTTTTTAATCTCTTCGTCATCTCTCCAATGCCTTTGATTTTTAGATCTTGTTAGTATTTCTATGTCATCGCCGCCATTTAAAGAAGTATTTCTCATAACGTGATTTATTTCCATTCCGTGAATATTTCCAAGAAAACAGTCAGCTATCAATCTCTGAAGAGTCCACTTATGCGACTTTTTATTGTAATAAAGTCTTACACAGTAATCAAAACCGCCTCCTCGCCTTTCCCTTTTTTCAAGCTTTAAAATTTTTCCCTTTTTCCCCACTACTTCACCAGACCACTTAACTGTATAACCATGAAAGTTTCTAGGTCTTATGTCTACAATTACACCGCTTCGGTGAAGGATTAATCCTTCAATCTTTTCACTTTGCAAAGTTTCTAAATTATTCATCTTTTTACCCACAATTAAAACGGTATATCCTCGGTATTGTACTGCTTCTCTTCTGGCTCTTTGTAACCACTATTGTATCCATTGTCTTGGTTCATGTTTTCGTTTGGTCTTTGGCTCTGGTATCCGCCTTGCTGTCTGTTATCTGGCGTATTCTGTGGCTGTTGGCTTTGATAGCCGCCTTGCTGATTATTACTAGCCTGTTGGCTCTGCTGTTGAGATCCTTGCTGATGACCTCCGATAAATTGAACAGTAGAAGCTTTAATCTCTGTGGTATATCTTTTCTGACCTTGCTTATCGTCCCATGATCTCGTCTGAAGAGAGCCTTCAATAAATGCTTCTCTTCCCTTGGATAAATATTGAACGCAAAGCTCGGCAAGCTTGCTCCATACGACAATTTTATTCCATTCCACCCTCTCTTGCTTCTGACCAGACTTGTCTGTCCAAGCCTCGGAAGTTGCAACTGTAAAATTGCAAACCGCAACTCCCGATGGTGTGTACTTAATTTCTGGATCTGATCCTAGCCTTCCAAGTATCATTACTTTATTTAAACTCATTTCTTCCTCTCTTTTTTAATTTTTAAAATTATATGACGCAAGAAAAACATATGTAAAGCTTTAATTGCGCCAATGTTAATTAATTATCTGGCGTGTAGCATACAAGGTCTATAGCAAACTTTAAATAATCGTCATCGTTAAGTTTCTCGTGTAACCAATCTATATACTCTTCATCTTCGCAGTAAACATCACTTACCAACTCGCCTTTATATTTACCGAAAGGAATAACCCATTTTTGGGCCGCTTCAATAGTCATTCCTTCGTGTCCGTTAAATCTCATCTCTGCCCCTAGTAGTTAATTTCCACGTTTTTAATATTACCCATTACTATAGCCCTTACAACATCCTTTGCTTGTTCTTGAGTTATAAATGCGTTACATTCAATCAATGACTGAAGAGCTTCGTTATTTATTTTTGACCTATGTTGGGTATCTTGCTCTCGTTTTTGCTGTTGCAACTTCTTATTTTCTTCATCTTCTAATTTTTTCGCTAACTCTCTTTCAGCTCGTTCTCTTCCTTGTCTCAATTCTCTTTCGTTTCTCTCTTTCTCTTCTCTCAAAGCTCTATCAGATTTTTCCTTCTCGGCATTAGCAACCCTCTCAGCCTCAAATTTAGCCTTTTGCGCTGCATCTGTTTTTATCTTTTCTTCTCTCTCTGCTTGCCTCTTGCCTCTGTTTTCAATGAGAGAGTTTAACCTACCTTTTGAATATTTATAGCTATTCTCTGCACTTGCAGACTCTTCTTTAAAATCAAAATCAAATAACTGCTCAAGATTATGTAAGCCTTCTTTTATCCTCTCATCCGATGCTGATTCGTTAAGATTTGCCACCATGCTGATTTCTGAAATTCGTTTAAAGATAAGCATCTTTTCATCTTTTTCTTTCTTATCTTTTTCCTGAGCTTCTACAATTCCAATAGCATTAGTTAAATTTTGAATTGCCATATCTTTAAGATCTGAAGCTTTCGCCATCCAATCGTGCCAAGTAGAATCAATAATCGTTCCATTGACTGACTCAAGATTAGCTATTAAAATTTCAAGAGAGAAATATTGTCCATGCTGACCAACTACTATTCCAAGCTGCCTAAGCTGCTCAGCCCTGTTTTTAATCCCTTCCATTCTTTCTTTAAGCTGTTCCTCTATTTCGGTAAGAGGCGCAAGAAAATCAACCTTAAGAGCGTCTAGCTCTTCATTGCAATACTTTCTAATATTATCAATCTTTTTGCACTCGGCTTTCATTCCTGAAACCATGCCCTTACCTAAGCTATCAATGTATGTTTTAGATCTGTTTATCTTCTTACCCATGATAGCAACTTCTTTTCTTCCTTCCTCTGTCGTAATGTCAGGAACAAAAACCCTAACGTGCTCCTTTACTTGAGCTATAACGCTATCAATTCCAGCCTTTGTAAATATTGTCTCTAGTTTATTTTCATTTACTTCTATTAAACTGTTGCTCATTTTTAATTCCTTTTACTTATTTAAGTTTGCTAATATTTCTTCCAACTCTTGAACTTTCTTTCTCACAAGATCATTGAAGCTGTTAACCTTTAATCTTCCAACCATGAAAGCACCTTTCTCGTTGAGATTAAGCCCTTTCGTTAGTTCAGAACTTTTAAAAGTTATTTCGGTGAGAAGTTCTTTTTTTCTATCGTTTTCAATTCTTGAAGTCTCTCTTTTCTTAAGAAGTTGCGCCTCTCTTTCTTTCTCCTTTTCTTCAAAATCTATTCCCTCATACTGATTTGACATATTAATAGCTTCGGCAAGTCTATTGTCTTTAGCAGAGGGCCAAAGTTTTGAAGCTCTTTTAATAACAGTCTTCTTTCTCATTTCATCAGGCCAAGACTTCCAAGGCCCATTCTTTGCCTTTGAGATCATTTGAATTTTATCAAATTCTTTAATGGTCATAGTTGTAGTCATATAGTCACCACTTGGCAACTTGACGCAACAATATCCTCCAACTATTTTACCTCTTTCCACTGAAAAGGGATCTCTTTTATGTATAGGCTCTTCACTTATTCCCATCATTTGAAAATCATCATTTTCATAAACCAAACCAACATTTGCATGTGAAATTGATCCGCTTCTCGTAGCAAGGTTTATATATCCCATATAGCTTACGAAAAGCTCAATCCTTCCATCAATAGGGGTAAGGTAAGCTAGCTTTTGAGCAGGGTTAAGAGTCAACCCTATGGCAGCTACGTTTGAAACAGCGTTTTTAAGTGAGATTGGATTTTTCTGAGCAACAGTTACTAGATAATCATTTTTCTCTAAAGCCTGTAGCGCATAACCAGCTTCTTTTTGAAAATTAACATCCTCACTTTTATCTGCCCTTGCTATGAAGTTTTGTTCTTCACCATAAATTAACACTCTTGCGTCTTCTATATTTCTCACTACTAGCTTATTCATTAGATAACTCTCTTAGTTATCGTTAATGACTTTTTACCTTCGATAAGTTTTGCACCTTCAACTAATTCATTATTTTTCAAAGCTTTCTTTACTGCCGCTTTGTCCACTTGCTCAACTGCTGGAACAAGAGTTATAAATTGAAGAGGTATTTTACTTGAATCTTCAATTTCTACTATCTCAACTGGTTTTCTAATCTTTATTCTATTAAACTCACCTTTGATTTCTTTCTTCTCTAGCTTATTCATACATTGAATAACGTAACCAGAAAGGCTTTCAGTAGCTTTCTTTCTTGCCTTCTTGAAATCCTGTAAAGCTTTGATCTTTTCATCAGCTAAAGATATTAGATCTTTTTGCTTCTCAATGTAAGCTACTACGCCATCGGTTTTTGTCTTAAGTAGATTTTCTACATGAAGAATTAGCTCTTCGTGCGTTTCTGTTATCTCTCCACCTGACTCAATTAATAACTCTTCTAAAGTCTCGAACTCTTCCCCGATTTCCCATAGATTAATCTTTTTCAAATTCTTGTTTTGTTCCATCAAAAACTCCTTTGTTTTGAAAATATTATTGTTGACAGGACGAACGATAGTAAATTAGGATTCTTGCGTCAAGTGTTTTTTAAAAATTATTTTAAAATAAAAAAAAGGAGTTATTTTGAAAAAAAGTAAGGAAAAGAAAAAAATAGGCAGACCAAAAAAGAGACATTCTCCCGTAAATGTTTCAATACCAAATGAAATGATTGATTACATAGAATCTATAGGTCATGGGTCAAAATCTTTAGGGATGCGCTTAATATGGGAAGAAATTGTTAAGCCTGTTTTGGATGGCAAACATAAAAAAGGCAAATAATCATGGAAGGATGGATAAAAATTCATAGGAAAATGTTGGATTGGGAGTGGTTTTCTTGTAGTAAAACAGTCCATTTATTTATGTATTTATTACTGAAAGCTTCGAGGAATGATTACAAATGGAAAGGGAAAGAGTTTAAATGTGGTCAACTTCCTTTTGGTTTAAATAAAGCTTCTCTTGAAACTGGTTTAAGTATTCAAAACATTAGAACAAGTTTAGAGAAATTAGTCCTAACAAACGAAATAACAAAGGAGGCGACAACGCAAGGCTCTGTTATTACTCTGATAAATTGGAGTAAGTACCAAGTTAGAAATAGTGAACTAACAAACGATTTAACAAACGATTTAACAAGCGAACTAACAAACGGCCAACAAACGGCCAACACACGGCCAACAACTACCAAGAAGAATAAGAATTATAAGAAGAATAAAGAAGTTAAGAATAATATAGATTTTGATTTTGAACTTGCTTATTCTCACTATCCTCTGAAAAAAGGAAAAACTGCTGGTATGAGAAAATTAAAGTCTCAGATCAAAACAGAGGCCGATTTCAAATTGTTTTGTGAAGCTATTCAGAATTATTCACTAGATATTCAGGATAACGGGACAGCAAAGGCCTATATTAAGCATTTTGGGACGTTTGTCGGTTCGTGGCGAGACTTTACACCAGAAAACGGATGGAAGAGATCTCAGGGGTCTTTAATTGGATCTAATGGCCTATCACGTGGTATGCAAAGCTCAGATTTACAGGAAAGGCAAAATTCTCAAGTTGAGCATATTTTATGCTTAAGGGATAAGTTAAACGAATTAAATGAGATGGAGGAATCTTAAATGAATGAAAATAAAGAAATTTTAAAAGTAGAAATTGCACTCTCTGAGTTCTGTAGTGCGAAAATGATTAAATTTACTCCTGAAGCTGTTAAGTTTCAGACAAAGATGCTTGTAAGAAAGTTCTCGATAGATGCAATACTTAAAGCGATTGAAGACTTATTTTATGATTGTCGTTTTTTCCCTGATGCTTCTCTTATCGCCGAAAAAATTAAGAAAAATTGCAAG